ATTTATTAAAAGCAATCATTAAAAGAAACAGGCAAGCCTAACACGCTCACGCCTGTTTTTTTTCCTTAAAAGAACAAAAGGTGAACACAAGGTGCGTCAATTCGCACACCCTTATTTTTAACAAAGGATAAAAAAACGCTTGCAATTAAAATTTAGCCGTGCGATAAGAAATTATGTTTTTTATTTTTTTAAATTTTAAACATTCAGAGTTTGCAAGTTTTACTGAACATAAATAAACTTTGAGCCTTCGGCGGTTATGACCTTATTGGTCAATATCTGAACCGAGTTGCTTTTTAAAGCCGAAGGGTAGCCCTCTCAGCCAGAAGGCGGACGCCGCAAGCGTAGTAGGTCTGGCTCTTGTTGTTTGTCTCAGGGTGTCGCCCTGACTGACGAGCCGCAGAACGGCGAAACAAACAAACGGAGTAAATAACAATGATTAAACAATTAGCAAGTAACATGACTAGACTAAGAAAAAACGGTGTTGAGATTTTATTCTCTTATGAGACACCAGTCGCAGGCTATGACGAGCACGGAGCTTTCAAGACTGATACAAAGTTCAGCTCTACAACTAGCCGACATATCAGCAAGTATTTTACAGCTAACGGTTACAGCTCAAAGCAAGCTAGAGAAATACCACAAGCTGACATTGAAGCGAAAGTGAGGGTTATCTAATATGGCTAGATTTATACACCCAAAAATAAAACGACTACAAGAACAAGAAAGCCGTGAGAAATACCAAGACGAGCAAGACAAAAAGGCTTTCTTTGCTAAGTACAAAAAAGAAACTGACAAGCGGAAAAAGTTGGACATGCTACACGAGGCACACTAAAACGCTTGGATTTAACACAGAGCGAAACAGGGCGGAGCGTTCCGCCTTGTCTCTAGGTCATGCCTAGACTGATGAGCTCAAAGGGTATAAAGTGCCCTTTATAGTGACACAGTAAAAACAAACAAACAGGAGAAACCAAACTATGAAGAAAGCTATTGAAATAATTGGCGGCGTTCTGGGAGCGGTGCTGTTCATTGGCGTGTTCTGGGCTATGTTTTGGGTTGCTTGTGCTATGTCTGACCAGTGTTGGTACAGCTACACAGGTCAACTCTAATGGGAGCGGAGCACGACAGGCGTTATGAGCTCTGGCAATCACCAGAAGTTAGGCGGCGTTTTCTATCTGACGAGGAGCGGAGCTTTGACTCTGCTATAGCGAAAAAGTTGGACGGACACTGGCATTATGGCGAAGCTGATTACACAGCCGCAGGTGTCAGCAAATCTGATTACGACAAATACCGTGAGATACGTCAACGCCTGCTTGACCATGAGAGCGGAGTCATGGCGTTTTTATATAGGCAAGATGACAAGTGGCAAAAGTTGTGCGAGAAGTACAACCTAGCTGACTTGCCGTATGACTATAAAGAACAGCCAAAGCGTGACGACCGTAAAGAGCTTCAACAGATTATCCTTAAAGCCGTGAAGGATAACACATTGAAGAAGAAGCCTTTGTTGGCTTTTCTTAGAGCTAATAATCCTGACCTTAATCCGTCAGCGATTAATAGACAACTTAACAGACTACTCAAATGTAGAGCTTTAGATATAGACACTAAGTTCAAGACGAAACGGTACGTTATTATGGGTGCATACTTTAGCTCACATTACATTAAGTAGAGACTGGGGGCGAAGGCGTGAGATTAACACAGACAATCACGCCTTTGTCTTTTTTTAACTCGCAGTGGCGGAGAGGTTACGCAATAGGTTGCAACCCTATGTATACTGGTTCGAGTCCAGTCTGCGAGTCCAACAAATAGGAGCATATCAAATGAATATCTTTATATTAGACAAAGACCCAAAGACCTGTGCTCAATATCATTGTGACAAACACGTTGTTAAAATGATTTTAGAGTCAGCTCAAATGCTTTGCACTGTATTGTCAAATAAAGGTGTTGACGTGCCATACAAACCAACACACGCCAAGCACCCTTGCACAATCTGGGCGGCTAAAAGCGTAGCCAACTTTAATTGGTTGCGTACATTGTCTAAGTATCTCAATGACGAGTATAAACTTAGATTTAATAAAAAGGTTAATCACAAGTCTTATGACGTGATACAATCTTTACCTGAGTATAGTCATACTTGTAGTGACTTGACAGAGTTTGCTCAAGCAATGCCTGATGAGTACAAGAACAGTGACCCTGTAAAAGCATACAGAGATTACTACAAACACGACAAGCGTGACTTTGCAACTTGGAAAACAAACACACCTGCATGGTGGGAGAGGACACAATGAAACTTAAACAAATATATGACAAGTTAGACTGGGAGAAATGTCAGTCAACTAGAGCTCTTGTTGCCATTGATATTGTCGGTAACATTGAGCCAAAGAACGTGACAGACAAGCATGTTGAGAAAGTTATAGACGCACTCAAAGCAAAAGAGTTGAGCGGTGCTACTATCAATAGGTATCTAGCGGCGTTGAGTAAACTTTTAAAATATGCACACAAAAGGTATGACACTTTCGGTATGGAACGTATGCCGCATATCGAATGGAACAAAGAAACAAAAGGCAGAGTTAGGTACATCACAAAAGAAGAAGAAGCCAAGATGATTGAGCTATTGAAGGACTCAGAGTATCTGAGCCTTTATCTTTTTCTGATGGACACAGGCATGCGTTTGTCTGAGGCTTTGTCTTACACACAGGAAGACATACAGTCAGTTGACGGTAAGACTTATATCACGCTTTACGGTACAAAGAATGGTGATACAAGGAGTGTGCCTTTGACTGAGCGAGCGGCAAAACTAGGTGTTAAAACTTTCCAACACTTAGACTATTGGAAAGCTGAGAACACTTGGAAACAGTTGCGTAAAGATATGGGTCTAGCAAAAGATAAACAATTTGTTATCCATGCTTTGCGTCACACATGTGCGTCAAGACTAGCTCAGTCTGGTAAGATTGAGTTGCACATTATAAAAGAATTATTAGGACATAGAAGCTATAACACCACGTTAAGATATAGCCATTTTAAACCTAGGAATTTCTTGGATGCTGTAGATGTTCTAGATAGTTTAGACTAAAGTACCCATAATAGATTAACCACAGTTACACATAAGGAGTGTTAATATATGACTAAGATACTTGAAGTAATGCCTACATATACTGACCAACTTCAACATGAAAAGGAAATGTTGGAGCTTGGAAAGCAAAGGACTAACAAGCGTAGAATATCACACGTTCAACGTGAGGAAGAGTCCGTAACATCATACGGTAAAGTCATGGTTGCTAATACTATCAGACCATTGGCTATTAAAATCAAAGAGTACCTTGAGCAGTGTGCTAAGAAAACTATAGGTCAACCACCTGTAGCCTTCATGCACCTGTCTGGTATTGACCCTGAGATTTCAGCTTTGATTACCGCTAAACACATCATCAATACCATCACACAATATAAACCTTTAACTGCAACCTGCATATCATTGGGCGGTAAGATTGAGACTGAAGAACAACTCAGAAACTTTCAATACCTAAACCCAGAATTATATGAAGCAGTGAAAATGGACTTGGACAAGCGGTCTTGGAATTACGCCTACAAAAGACGTAAGCTAAGAGAAAGTGCCAAGCGAGGTGAGGTTAAGTGGGAAGAGTGGACAACACCACAAAAACTACATGTTGGTATCAGACTTGTTGAGATGATGATTGAAGCCACAGGACTGATTGAGATTGGTGTTGAGACTATCAACCGTAAGAAAACAAAGATACTAAAACAAACCCAGACTACAAGAGACTGGATACAAAACAGAAACAGCTTCAACGAGCTGTTGAACCCAGAGTATCTGCCTACAGTTATGCCGCCTAAGCAATGGACTGGTGTATCTGGTGGTGGTTACTGGACGAAAGAGTTGCCTGAGTTAGACTTGGTAAAACAAAGAAACAAAAAGTTTAAGATTGAGCTTGAGAGTTTCGACATGCCAGAAGTTTATCAGGCTGTGAATGTCATGCAGAATACAGCATTTAAAATTAACGATTACATTTTAGGTGTAATGCAGGAAGCATGGGACAAAGGGTTAGCTATTGGTGGTATGCCGCCAAATGAAAACCTTGATATACCAAACAAGCCACATGACATTGACACAAACAAAGAAGCACGAAGACAGTGGAAGAAGGAAGCTGTTATTGCACACACAGAAAATGCAAGAATGTTTAGTAAGCGTTTGCTGTATGCAAAAATACTTTGGGAAGCAGACAAGTTTAAAAAATACAAGACTGTCTACTTTCCGTTACAGCTTGACTTCAGAGGTAGAGCGTACTGTGTCCCTGCATTTCTAAACTATCAAAGCATTAGTGGTGCTAAAGCATTGCTAGAGTTTTCGTATGGTAAAGAAATTACAAAAGAAAACAAAGGTACGTTCTGGTTAGCCGTGCATGGTGCTAACATGTTCGGTAATGACAAAGTAACATTAGAGCAACGTGAACAGTGGGCATTGGATAATGAAGAATGGATTATCAAATGTGCACAAGACCCATTTACAAATAGACAATGGGAAGACGCTTCATCACCATTTCAATTTCTAGCTTGGTGTGAAGAGTGGAGAAAGTACAAAGAACATGGAGAAGGTTTTGTCTCAACAATACCTGTATCTATTGATGGTTCTTGTAATGGTCTTCAACTTTACTCATTGATGTTACGAGATGAGCAGGCAGGTAAACTTGTAAATGTAGTGCCAAGTGATACACCGCAAGACATTTATCAGTTAGTTGCTGACTCAGTGAATGAGAAACTAAGAGAACATGCGAAGGAAGGTAGACCATACGCTCAACAGTGGTTGGACTATGGGGTCAAGCGTAGTACGACTAAGAGAAGTATTATGACTATCTGTTATGGTTCTACTAGATACTCATGCACTGACTTTGTTGTCGAAGATTTAACAAAGAGAAAAGATAAAGGTGAAGCACACCCATTTACAGATGATGTGTTTAAGCCTGCGTCTTATCTTGCAGGTGTAATCTGGGACAGCATTGGTAACAATCTTAAATCAGCAAGAGAAGGCATGGACTACTTACAGTCTATTGCTAGGTTGCTGAGTAAAGAGTAGTTGCCTATACATTGGATAACACCAATAGGATTTCCAGTGTATCAATCGTATCCTGAGATGAAGAGTAAACGAGTTAAGGCTATGTTGATGGGTGAAGTTATTAAACCTCGTATCAACACCGAGACAGACAAGACTGACAAGTTGCGTATGGCTAACGGTATAGCACCTAACCTTGTGCACTCATTAGACTCAGCATGTATGATGAAGACAGTTAATTTTGCCTACGACAAAGGCATAAGAAACTTCTGCAACGTGCATGACTCATTCGGTACAACTGCGGCTGACGTTGATACGTTAGCTAACAGTTTGAAGGAAGCCTTCATAGATATATTTAGTAAGCATGATGTGCTTGCTGATTTCAAAGAAGACATCTTTCACCAGATACCAAAAGAGATGAGAGAAAAACTACCTGATGTTCCTGAGAAGGGTAGCTTAGATATTAACAAGCTCAGGGAATGTGACTTTTTCTTTGCATAAGAATAAAGTACCCTTAATAGACAGGAGTAAACATGGATAGTGAAAAACATTTCCAACAATTCGATTACCCATGCCCATTAGATACTGCGGTGTCGGCAATCGAAAAAGGTTGGATAATTGAAAGACCAATAGAGGAGAACGAAGATGGCGAAGAACAATAACGTCAAGATAGTTACACCAGTAGGTGTAAGTCAGTACGCTTGGTTGACAAGCCCTGACACTAGGTTTGATAGTGATGGACATTACAAGACAAACCTAATCGTCAAAGCTGACGAAGCAAAGTCATTGATGAAAAGCATTGATGATGAGATGAAAGAAAGTCTTGCTCTTGCTAAAGAGAAGGCTAAGGGTAAAAAAGTTAAGGAAGGAAATCCGCCCTATGAAATGGAAACAGATGATGATGGTCAGGAGACTGGCAATGTGGTCTTTAAGTTTAAGACGAAGGCTCAAATCATATCTAAAGATGGTAAGGTAATCCCTAACAGGGTTGCTTTATTTGATAGTAAAGGTAAACCCATGACAGATGTTAATGTCTGGTCTGGGTCAGAAATGAAAGTGTCTGCTGAACTTATCAAATACTACACTGCAATCGCAGGTGCAGGCGTATCTCTCAGATTGAGAGCTGTGCAAATTACTAAACTTGTAGAAGGTGGTAGTGGTAATGCAAAAGGTTACGGCTTTGATGATGTCAAAGACGGATACGAGCACAAAGAAGAGGTAGACAATATTCCGCAAGAGACTGAAACACAAGAAGCTGACTTCTAATCAAGTCGGCTTAAAACATGGATTTCGGTCAGGACTTGAGGAAGCTATTGCTGACGAACTTAGAAGTCTGCGTGTGTTGTACGAGTTTGAGGAAACTAAATTGAAATATATTAAGCCAGTCAAAACTCACACATACACACCAGACTTTTATCTACCTAAGCAAAAGATTTTTATAGAAACAAAAGGTTTGTTTACCAGTGCTGATAGACAGAAGATGAAACTGGTAAAGGAACAACACCCAGATAAAGACATAAGATTTATTTTTAGTAATTCAAAATCAAGAATAAGTAAGAAGTCAAAGACTACATACGCAATGTGGTGTGACAAGTATGGCTTTAAGTGGGCTGATAAACATATACCTAAAGAGTGGTTAAATGAGTAATGAAAGAACTGAAACAAAATATATTATAGTACATGCTTCAGCTACAAAACCTTCTGAAAATTTGACTGCTTCAGATATAGCCGCACAAGATAGAAAAGACGGTTGGCTGTCGTGTCGCTTTCATAAAGTTATTACTAGAGATGGTAGTATAGAAGATGGAAGAGATATAAAGATAGCAGGTGCACACATAAAAAATAATGATAAAGTTTCTAATGCCAACTCAGTAGGAATTTGTTTGGTTGGTGGAAAAAGTTTTGATGACAAACCAGATTGTAACTTTACGTTGAAACAATACAATGCTCTTGATGAGCTTGTGTCTCAACTAAGAAAAGATTACAAAAAGGCTGTCGTCATAGGTCACAGAGATGTGGCTGACGTCCTGTCTCCACACTTTGATGTTTCAGAGTTGTTGAGATAATGTTTGTTTGCCCTGCCAGTGGAAACACTGGTGGGGTTTTTCCTAAATATTCTAGCCAAAAAATTTTTACATAAATGACAGAAAGTAATTTCCTATATCACGCACCATGCGAGAAGTGTGGTTCAAAAGATAATGTAGCCGTCTATGATGACGGACACACTTATTGTTTTGGGTGCGGAACAACAACGAGAGGTGAAGCATTGACAACTAATGAATTTGTACCAACTAACAATGACTTTGTGCAAGGTAGTATTACTGCCTTAGCTAAAAGAGCATTGGACACAACGACACTACAAAAGTTTAATTATCAAACTGGTACACACAATGGACAACCAGTACAGATAGCAAACTATTATAACAAGGACAGACAATTAGTTGCACAGAAACTACGTTACCCAGATAAAACTTTTAAATGGATAGGTGACGCCAGAGAAGCAGGCTTGTTTGGTCAACACTTGTGGAGAGACAAAGGCAAGATGTTGATTGTAACAGAAGGTGAGATAGACGCCTTATCAATAAGCAAAATTAATTCTAATAAATTTCCAGTAGTAAGTATTAAGTCAGGAGCTCAAGGAGCAAAGAGAGATATACAAAGAGAACTCGAATGGATTGAGAGTTTTGAGTCTGTGTATTTTTTATTTGACCAAGATGAGCAAGGTAAAGCAGGTGCACTATCTTGTGCTAAACTGTTGTCACCTAACAAAGCAAAGATTTGTACGTTACCTATGAAAGACGCTAACGATATGTTAGTTGCAGGTAAAGTAAAAGAGTTGGTTGATTGTATCTGGTCTAGTAAATCATACAGACCTGATGGCATTGTACTTGGTGCTGACTTATGGGACGAAGTAAAGAAAGAAGACAACTATGTTACAGTTAAATATCCATTTGAATGTATGAATGTTAAGACACATGGATTGCGTAAGGGAGAACTTGTAACAGTTACAGCAGGCAGTGGTGTAGGTAAGTCAAGTTTTTGCAGACACATTGCTTTACATTTATTGAATGAAAAATTTAAGGTTGGATACATTGCATTAGAAGAGAGCGTAAAGAGAACAGCTCTTGGTATTATGGGTGTATCAATAAAGAAACCTTTACACTTAACTAGAGAGGGAGTAGATGACGCCAGACTTCAAGAGACTTTTAATGCGACTGTTGGTAATGGGAGCTTTTATCTATACAATCACTTTGGCTCTACAGCAAGTGACAATCTAATATCTAAAATTAGATACTTAGCAAAAGCATGTGGTGTAGACTTTGTTGTACTAGACCATTTACACATGGCACTATCAGCAGTTGGTGATGAGACAACAAGTGATGAGAGAAAACTAATTGACTACACTGTAAGTAAACTCAGAACTTTAGTAGAAGAAACAGGTATTGGATTAATACTTGTCTCAC